TTCATTTCGCCTTCTTCATGTTTAATCATGGATTTAGGCGCGCCCTTTTTCTTCATGAACGCTACTTCTTTACCAACCATCTTTTTGGATTCAGCCATACCACCCTCCGATTTAGTGAACTCTTTACCTACGCTAGTGGGGACACCCACCTTCTTTGCAAATTTTGGGTTGTGGGCCACGGCTTGCATGAACCGTTCTTGCTTTGCTGACTTAGCAGGCATTATGCCCTCGTCTTACCACGAATTGCGCAACCATCTGCGCGCTTGGAAGCCGAGGACACCGAACCGCCCTTTTTAAAGCCAATCCGGCCCATGTTATCTTTTACTTCTTTCTCGCCAGCCTTTTGCTCTTCAGCTTGCTTACGATCTGTTTTTGCCTGTGCGGCTTGGCGCTTCATCGATTCTTGCGTAGCTTTAGGAATTGGTGGCTCTTGCTTCTCTTTTACCCCGCCGCCTTCTGCAAACCGCGTAGTCTTGACCGAACCACCTTTTTTAAACATACCTACGCCACTCATGTTTAATCCCGACGCTGCCGGGGGCAAAGGCATTCCTGCATTACTTGCTCGGACGGCATTTGCCATTGCTTGCGGTGCTGGGCGGCTCATTTGTGTGCCGGGACCTGTTGGACCCATAGGGCCCATGCCTGCTGGAGGCATTTGTGTTTGTGGGCCGTACTGCGGTACCCCAGCGGGGGCTCTTCCTAATGCGCCTTGAGCGGCTTGTTGGGCAAAAGCCGGAATATTTGAGCCAGCCTGTTGTTGCTTCATTGCTTCATACTGCTGTAGCGTACCTCGACCACCCGTACCGGGAGCCATTCTTTCCGCAGCTTGCCGCGATTGCGCGATTGCCTGTTGCGCAGCAGCTTGCACCATAGGAGGCGGAGGAGTTTGGCTTTGTTGCGCAGCCATTTTTGCAGCCATCCTATCGCCAAATGTTTGCCGTGGCGCTGCCGGCCTTGGTGGTGCTGGACGTGGGGCTGCGGGTTTTCTAATCATGATTAAAATCCTTTACTTGAAAAATATCCGGTAATAGCACCAATCGCACCGCTTGCAAGACTGCCTACTACAATCAGCACTTTCCAGCCGCCTTCAGCGGAAGCAAGGGTTTTTTTAATCTCGTCTAAAGACAAACGTATAGCAGCAACGTCGGCCCGCATTGCGTCCATGTCGTCTTGTAAGTGCTTAATATCACTTGCGTGTGTGGCTAACTCGCGGGCTGTTGTAATCTCATCGACCATTTAGCACTTCCATCTCTTTAGCGACGCCGCTTTGCGTGTCGGTTGACCCTTCTCGTCCTTCATCGGACCGGGCATTCCGCTCATACGGGCGCAGAATGACTTCTTACGTGGGCCACCCTCGGGCTGTGGAGCCTTTAGGTTCGATCCAGTTGCGGCGTTGTATTTAGCGCGACCTTTGGCGGTAAGCCCCGCCCCCTGCTTAACTGGCAGCTTTTCACCACGACCAATAGCAAGAGAGGGGGTTTTCTTAGCCATAGAACACCGTAATTTTGGCGTTAGCTGGAAGTGTTATGTGAACATCTGTACTAAACAAAACGCCTTCGCCGGGTATCGTAAACGATAGTGGATTTGTTGGTGTAGTAGCAATATTAAATTCTATAAGAATAGGGCCACCCGAACCCCCATCACGGAAAGTAATGTCGCCAGCAGTACCACCGGTCAAAAATTGATATCCTCGTATGCGGGTGCGATAGGGCACCGCAGTGGCTGTAGCCTCTATATGCGCGGACTTTACGTCTGTTTGCATCATGATGATTGCTCCGTTTCCGGTTCTGGTGCGTCTAGCCTGTTGATCAGCATCTTGTACGCTTGGATTGTGGCTTGAGACTGAATCAAAAAGGTTTGGGCTTTCTGCGCTTCAGTCTCAAGATCACGAATCTCAGTCTCCAAGAATTCCTTGGTGATCTGCATATTAGCTGTTTGTCGTAGTCAGCATAATGTAGTAAGCAGTACCTGCGCTGTCAACAATCTTCAATGAGTTTGTAGCTGCGCCTTGGGTATTGGCCGTGATCATGCCAGATGGGACATTGAACAAGTTAGCCACCGTGCCAGTGCCGCTGTTTGTAAAGCGGATGAAAGAAGCACCAGTCCAAGAGCCACCAGAAGCAAAATCAGAGTCAGCTTGAATAGCTGCAATCGTACCGCCGGGGTTTGTAGACGTACCGCCCAAAGTAGCGCGAAGAGCATTACCTGCGCCAGAAATGGTACCAGAACCGTTGATGCTCAAGCTAATGTGAGCGCCATTAACAGTACCGGCAGTAGCTGCGCCAGCGCCTGTGACTCGAGTCAGGGCGCGATAAGTTTCCCCAGAGCCAGTGGATGTGAAAGTTAAACGCTGATAAGACAGACGTGTATCGCCAGTGGCAGCCGAAGTCGTAACATACGATTCAGACACATTGCCAGCAGTGGTTTCAACAAGCGGGGAAGAGGCTGTTCCGGTGATAAAGCCGTTATTAGATACGACCGGGCCGGAGAAAGTGGTAGTTGCCATGATATAGGTTCCTTACATGCAAGTGAGGGCGTATCTGTCTGCATGTCGTCAGCCGGGACTGTCAGATACACCGGATAACCCCGGTATTTATAGCTTTATACCATAAAAAAAGAAAGGGGGTTTTTACGCCCCCTTTTTTACATCAATTACGCACCGGCGGAACCGTACATGCCCAGAGGGTCAGACCAACCGAACGAATAACGCTCACGGGACTTGTAACGGACGTTGCCCGTGTCGAAGTCTCCATCCATCGAGTTAGCCAATGGCGAACGGATAAAGTGCTTCATGCCGTTTGGAACGTCAGTGGTCAGGAACCATGCGTTTGTATCGGTCAGGAAGTTGTTAACCGTATAACCTTCTGGAATAGAACCGTTGTTCTTCAATGCGTTGATGTCGTTATCGGCAGTAGCAACGCGAAGTTCGGTTTCTAACAGACGAGTAGCAACGAATTGCAACGCAGGTGGAACAATCAGCTTCTTAGGCTTAGCAGCAATCAGCAGGCCACGCTCATCAGTCCATGCGGCGATTTGAATAACGGCGGCTTCAAGGGAAGTCTCGTTCAGATCGGCTGGGGTTGAAGGAATGTTGCTGTTGGTGCCACCAGAGGTCAGCGGATGTGCCGATGAGAACAGAGCTACGCCGTCACCGCCAGTATAAGCATTGCTAAAACCGTTGTTCAGGGTGTTAGCCGACTTAACTTGCTTGGTGTAAGCCATAGCACGAGCCAGAGCTTTGGTATAACGAGCCGACAGGCTGTCATACAGGTTGTCTTCGATGGCCTCTTCGGTCAGCGAGAAACCCAGAGCAATGGTTTCGTGGTTGTAGCGAGCAGTCCATGCCTCTTGTGCATTGTCGTAAGCGATGGCTGAGCCCTCGTTTTTAACAGGTGCAGCGGAGAAGCCAGACAGCTTTGTCTCTTCTTCGAACGAACGCTCAGAGGTTTCAGTTTCGTAAATCTCTTTGTGTTGCTCGCCGTAAGTTGCGTACTCCAAACCGAACAGTGCATTCAGGCCCGGGAGCAGCTCTTTAAGTAGTTGTGCGCGTGAAATAGCCATGATTTAGCTCCTTATGCAATGCTGGTGGCAGCGTAATACTGGTGTTGACCGAAGTTCAACTTAACCAGCAACTCTGGGTACTGTGCAAACACAATCGTCGAACTAGCCGCAAAAGCAGCTATCGGCGCAGCGTTCAAAATAAACGAAGTTGCACCAGCAGACGCTGCGGTATCAACAAACGAACCAGAAGCAATGTACTGACCATTAGCAGCAAGTGAACCAACATCTGTACCAACAGGCAATGCGAAAGGCAGAGCAGAGCAGGTAATAGTGGCACCAGAAGCGCTAACATAGGTAGCATTCCCCAAGGTCACAACGGTGTCAGGCACTACGCCCAAAACACGAATTGGCAACGCATCGGTAGTCGCAGGCGTATTGGTAGGAGCCAACAGCGCATTAGCAGAGTTACCGGTGTTTTCATTGCCTGCGTTATCAATCATAGCCAAGTTCTGGCCGATCATTGCACGAGCGCCAGAAGCCATAACAACGCCAGAAGAGCAGACAGCAGCTTTGAAGACAGTGTCAGGATCATCACAGACAATCGCAACAGCATCACCAGCGGTAGTGCCACCGGGCCAGTACTGAGCAAATTGTTTTTGCTTAGTTGTAGGGTTTGTATAGGAGCAACCCAAGAAAACACCTGTAACAGTGCCAAGGGTGCCAGTAGAAACGGTTAAACGCTGAATATTGCCACGGGTCAAACCAACTAGATCGCCGTAAAAAATATCAGTCGCATATCCGTAAGGAATCGCATATTCACGAGTAGAACCCGCAAATACTTGACCACCGATCAGATTGATCGGCTTTAGGCCGTAAGGGGCCGCGACAACAGGATAAGCCATATAAGACTCCTAAAAAATAAAAAAGTTAACGTCCTTTGCCAAACGATGTGGACGATTTACGCTCAGCAAAGAGCGGCATCCGGGCATCGTTTTCACGCATAAAGCTATTGTCCACTGCTTGAGTCTGCGCCTGAGTTTGGTCTTGGTAATATTGATTACGTTGATCTACGAACTCTGACGGGGTCTTGCACAGTAACAATCCACCAATCTCGATATTGTCCTTAAAGCGACTATTCGGATCGATTAACAGTTGGAATCTAGGTTGTTCTTCTACTTTGACAGGCTCCCAGCCTTCTCGGAGTTTGGCCGAAAGGTTACGTGGGTCAGCGTTGTTCAAGGTCGAAGTACGAATCCAGCGATATGAATACCCCGGTTGCTTATCCGGTTCAGGGAGAAGCTCGGCTGGTGCCCACTGCTTAGGGCGCATATCCGTGTCACGGGTTTCAAGTTCACGCATCAGTCTGTTATTGCCGTTTGCCATTATTTATTCTCCAATTTAAGAACTTCACGAGCATATTGCTCCGGGGTTAGTCTCAGCTTTTTAGCCAACGCAATTTGGGACGTTGTTAGCCTAATACTCTTAGGAGCCGTGCTTCGTTTGGCAGAAGCAACAACCGTTGATGCTTTTCGCTGAGGTCTGGAATCAGCTTCTTCGGTGTCCTCGTCCCTAAAGGCTTCGGGAAACCGTTTGCGCATTGTTTTGTCCATGCGCTGATAGTAGTCATCAGTACCAATATATTCAGGGCCGTACTGATCGGCTAGCTTCTCGTGTAGTCCAAAGGCCGCTTGCGTCATCTCCTTGTCCTTCTGGAACCAAGAATTGTTACGCTCACGCCAATCGACATATTTAGGATCAGGGGGCGGTTTGGACACCGCCTGATTCATTTGTGGCAGTTTTATATCATTTTCTGCATTTTGTAAAGTAGGTCTGTAATTTTTTGTTTTATCTACACGTAGCGTAGCTTCCGTAAGAGCCTGCTGCGCTTCCATAAGTTTGTCTGGATCGCCCGAATCATGCGCCTCTCGGAAGTTTCGTTTAGCCATTTCAAGCTCAGTATCAGCGGCGTACTGCACCGTAGATATGTACTCTTTTTCCCCCGAAGCCAAGGTGCTTTTGAGCATCTTGTTCTCTTCAAGGATTTGCTGGGCTATACGGATAGCTTCCTGCTGTTCACGGAGCGCCGCTTCTTTTTCCCGTCGCTCATCGTGCCAAACCTTACGCATTTGAAACAGACGTTCCTTGGCTTTGCCAGAGTATTCATCTAGTTCGTCTTGCTCAATCTCTTCTAATATCGCTTTAGGCAGTGGCTTACGGCCACGGTCTTCCGGCGGGGTATCGTCTTCTATCTCAATCCTAATGTCCTGATCTTCATCCTCGTCACGGGATGCTTTTTTATCTATTTCATCAGGGAATTTGTACTCGTTTTTCTCGAATTCAGCCATTTGTGTCTCCTTATGCTCTTGAAATGCCACGTGGGTCTTGAACCACTGCTTCTACCGAGTCATCGTTAATTAGACGGAACTCTTGACCGTGAATCTTCAGGCGCGTGCCTGAGTTTGGTCGAGCCAAAACAAAATCACCTTTTTGGCACCAAGGGCCTGTAGGAAACTTTGCCTTATCTAAATAACAATCTGGCCCCATCTCAACAACAAAGAACACCGTACTTAGCACTTCTTCGTAGTGCATTGTTTGGTCTGCTTTAATAATCCCGCTCTCGTATTTGGATTCGACGGCGGAAGTTGTTACTAAGATATGGTACCCAGAAGGTTGGGGCAGTTGTTTTGCCTTATCTTCTGCTGCGGCTGGTAGTACTGTTGCATCCAAGCTATCGGGGTTTGAACCGATTAGGATTTCACTCATCAATTTGCTCCAAGTTTTTTGCGAGGGTTTGTAGATACATCTCTACAGCAGTGAGTCCTCGAATCTCACCACATAGATACTTGTATTCGGCGTAGTCTTTCGCGGCTCCACCGGAGACAGCATCGGTTAGTTGATCCCGACGCTCTCTTAGTTGCTTTAGTATTAAGTCAATGACTTGTTCCATTATTTACCTTTTTGGCGGCGTTTTTTGGCGGGCGTTAAGCATTGCTATACCTTGGCGGAAGCCTTCAGTTTCCTGAGCTTTTTCCGCACGTTGTACTTCTTGCTGGTGTTTCATCGCCATATTGGCTCCGGCAATTTCTTGTTGTGCTGCGATACGGTCACGTTCAACTTGTATTTGAGCCATCTTAAGTTGCGCGTCATCCTTGTCTTTCTGGGCCTTACGTTGCTGTTCGGCCTGTTTAATTTGCAGTTCTTGCATCTGCATTTGAACGATTGGGTCTTGCATCTGTTCTTGTGCCTGCTGTTGTTGAGCCTGCTGCTTACTCTGTTGCAGCAATTGCTGGGATGCCTGTGCCGCACGTTTGGAAATCTCAACTTCCATATCCTTCGGGATAACTTGCTCGTCGTCGTCCTCGTCGTAATTAGGTAGCTGGATGCCCATCACATCTTCCATCTGCTTGCGGTATTCGTAGCCTAGATGCTCCGCAATATGTGCGGCGATTGCTGCTGCCATCTGCGGTGCTTGTGGGTTTTGTTGCATCATCTGCTGCATCTTAGGTTCCTGCATAACTGCCATGTGGACAGCAATGTGGGCCTGATGGTCTTGGTAGAAGAACGCTTTAACCGGTTTCATCCGCAAAATATTCTGATTCTCGGTAATAGGGTCGCGTGGACGGGTGTCGTCCTGCATTGGGATTAGCTTTGCGGCGTTCTTAATACCCAAGACTTCCAGCATCTGACGGTGGAGTAGTGGCAAGTCATACAACTGAGGTGCGCCTTGAGCCAATTGCAACACGGCTTGATACTGCACAACTTTCTGTGACATCGTCGCCGCGTTCGGATCACTAACCGGTATTACATCTACTTGGTCGTAATCCGACTGCTTAATCTGGCGGTTGCCGTCAACGGGCTCGTAGCTATACTCTTCAGGGGTGTAGTCCCGAATAATGTCTTTGAGTAGGCGTAACTCTTCGTGCATCGAGTAATGAACACGGGCTTGAACCGCTGACATTACTTTAAGTGTGCGCTCTAAAATTGCTAACGTAGTCCCAACCGGGGAGTTAGCCGACATGTCCGACACCTTCATATCAGCAGCGGAAGCGAAGCGACGGCCTTCGTCAATAATTTGGTTCATCAACGCCGCTAAAACTTGGCTTGGTTCTTTGTAAGGAAGCGGTAAGATGTTGTCACGGATCGATCCACTAGGCACATCCACGTCCCTAAACTCACCCGGTGCGATAGGTGTGTCGTCACCCTTTACACGCATACCGCGAGATTTTAAGCCGCCCGGCAGGTTAGACAGCGTACCGGCGTCCACTAACTGACGCAGAATTGACGTGCCCGACTTAGCAAATGCGCCGATCAAGTGGATCAAACCGAAGGCGTAAAAGCCAAAACCCGGGATGTACCCGTAGTGTACAAAGTGATTACGCTTGCGTTTGAGCTTGTCGTCAGGTTTCCAGTTACGGCGGATTGCCAATACTTGTAGGCTAGACTTGTCGATTGTCACCACGTAAGGCAGGGCAATACCTGTCTCATCGCCCTTCTTGTTTGTATCCTCGTAACCTTTTAAGTCCAGATCAACGTGCATCTCAAGAATGCGATAGCGGTCGTCGGTCACGGCGCGGAAGCCCATCTTCTCCGCAATCTTCTTCTCAACTTCCTCAATCGTATTGCTTGGCTGGCCTAAGTCCACGTCCCGATAAAAGCCATCTACTTGCAAACGGCGTATATCGTTCTCGGTTTTGCGCATCACGTGGGTAACACGCTCGGCTGTACGCAGGGATGACGCGCCGTATGGCACAACAATATCTTCCGCAGGGACGTAATTAGACACCTGCCGACCCAGTGCTGGATCGTAGTACACCTTCTTAAACGCATTACCAGATAGGCCCAAGCCCCAAAGAAGACGCTCATGCTCAGGGCGATACTCAGGCATTTCTTCCGTTAAACGGTAATTCATGTCGTCTTTGACGCGCTCCGCAGCTTCTTTCTTAGCCTGCGTTTCCTTACCGATGATCTTTGTTTTAACAGGCCCCGCCGCTGGGAAAGTCTCCATGATCGTTTCAGCTTGGAACTTAACCAAGGCTTCCGACATCAGTGGGTGGACTACTCCGCACGCGCCAGCCCAAGGCTCGGTACGCTCTTCGATCTTCATACCTAGCAGATCAAGGCCATCAACGTAGGTCTGAATCCAATCCTTACGGGAACTTACATCTTCCTCGTAGGCATCGACCAAGTCGTTGGCAAGTCCTGATAACTCGCTATCCGGGATGTATTCCGCCAAGTTAGCGTCAAAATCTTCGTCTGATTCTTCTTCAGGCTCGATGTCAATCTGCAACCCATCGATACCAATACTGACTGCTTCTGGGTCCTCAATGGTAATTTCCAGATCA